AATGACAACGAGGCTGTGTAGGACATATGTTCTACTAACATTATTATAAAGGAGTACTGAAGTATGGCCATAGGTCGTATATCAGGATCGGTATTAAAGTCCAATCTAACCAGGAATGGTGTCGATCTTGCGTTTGAAACAAACCTACTGTACATCGACGTCACAAACAGTCGTGTGGGTATTGGTACTTCAGAACCATCAACACAATTACAAGTAAACGGAACGACAACAACTGTCGGATTGACCGCCTCGGGTGCCATCGCCGCAAACGGATCAGGCAACAGCATCACAGTGACCGACACGCTGAGGATAGCACAATCAGGTTCGGGACTGAGGATGACCAACGTGGGTGCGTTCGACAACGACGGTTCGGACAACTTTAGAATTTTCTCCACCAACGATCTGATCTTCTCATCTAATGGTGATTCGAACACAGCACTGACCATCGACGGGACCACACAAGACGTCACCATAAATCAGGATCTAGGAGTAACCGGAACAGTCACAGCCACAGCATTCGCTGGGGATGGTTCAAATCTGACCAACGTGCCATCCACGTTTGGTGACCTGACCGCTAACGGATCCACCATACAGTCACCAAGCAACGCAGACATCACACTGGATCCCAGTGGCACCGGTGTCATCACGGCCAAGGCCAATTTTGTGCCGGACGCGGACAACACATATTCGCTTGGTACGTCTAGCAAAAAATGGTCAGCACTGCACGTGGCAGGTGGAACGATACACCTGGGAAATTTACAACTTAAAGATTCAGGCAACAACCAACTATCGGTGTTCCAGTCAGATGGTACAACACAGGCCAGCATCACAGTTGCCAACATAGGTGATCTCAGCATCGTTGGTAGCACTATTTCAGCACCATCCAACTCAGATATAACAATAACGAATTCAGGCACGGGCAATGTTGATGTTGACTCAAACAAGATCGTGAATCTGGCAACCCCAACAGCAGACACGGATGCTTCAACCAAGAAGTATGTGGACGATCAGATATCAACAGTTTCCACAAGTTCGATTACACAAGGTGATACAAGTGTAAGTGTTACTGACTCAGGAACAGGTTCAGTGGCAATAACAGTGGACAACAGCACACACACCACATTCAACAGTTCTGGAATCACATTGAGTACAGGTGCATTTGTGGGCAATCTAACAGGTGACGTAACCGGAAATGCCGATACGGCCACGACTGCCACCACAGCGACTAATGTCACAGCATCTGCAAACAATGCCACCGATGAGACTGTGTACATCACGTTTGTTGATGGTACAACAGGCGGACAGGGAATAGAAACAGACACAGGGTTGACCTACAATCCAAGTACAGGCGTACTCACTACAACAAGCGTAACGGGAAATTTGACAGGAAATGTTACCGGAAATGTAACAGGTAACGCCGACACTGCTACGGCCTTGGCAACTGCAAGGAACATCGCGGGACAGAGTTTTGATGGTACAGGCGACATAACTATTGCGTCGACAGACCTTTCAAACACATCTGCTATCACCTTAAACACATCAAGTCAGACTCTGACCAACAAGACACTTACATCGCCACAGATCAACACACAAATAGATCTACTGGCACAGGCACAGATGAGATTTCAGGACGCCTCTGGCGGACAGTACGTGGGGTTCAAAGCACCTGCCACGGTGGCATCCAACGTGATGTGGATACTGCCAGACGCGGACGGAACAAGCGGACAGGTTTTATCAACAGACGGTGCCGGAACATTCAGTTGGGCGGACGGTGGCGGAGGTGGATCCGGATCCAGTTATCCCAACTCCACAACCAGCACCATGCCAGGTAGTGGAGGCGACTACGATCTAGCAAAAAATGCCGCACAAACCACCGCAGAAACTCCGTTCGAGGCAGGTGGTACTGATGCGTTTGGTGTAAATTTAGGTACAGTATTTGACATGATGGATCCTACGGGAACCACAGAAACAACAGACTTAGGCTCAGACGAAGCATACGTAGGAGCGTAATAAATAGGAGGGAAAAATATGCCAACAACATTACAATTTAGACGAGGAACAACTTCACAAAACGATGCATTTACAGGTGCTTTGGGTGAAGTTACAGTGGACACAACAGTAGATTCATTGCGTGTACACGACAACTCCACAGCAGGCGGATTTGAAGTAAACTCAAAACAAGCAAAATACGCCGACGTGGCTGAACGCTACCATGCCGATCAAGTTTATGAACCAGGAACAGTGGTCAGTTTTGGAGGTGTTAACGAGATAACAGAAAGCACAAAAGACACTGACAAAAAAATTGCAGGAGTTTTATCAACAGATCCATACTGTGTAATGAACAGTCCACATAGAAGACCTGACTTGACAAACCTAGCACATCCACCAATAGCATTATTAGGGAAAGTGCCAACTAAAGTCGTGGGCACAGTTACAAAAGGTGATATGATGGTATCAAGTGCAACGGCCGGACACGCTAGAGCATGGACCGAAGAAACCAATCCACCAGCAGGTAGTGTTATAGGAAAAAGTTTAGAAGATAAAACATCTGAAGAAGCAGGCGTAATTGAAGTTGTAATTGGAAGACTTTAAACGATCAAATCAAGAATAGTTTGTAACTTACCTTTTATTGATTTGTTGTTCAAAGTGTTTCGCAATCCTCCGTGCAGATTCTTTGGCCAGCATTCAAAAGAACACCAACAATAGCCAGAATGTTCTTGATTTAGTTTTGGAATAAATTCACCATCAACTGCAACTAGGTAAGTGTGAAAGAAAAACTTTTGATCGTTAGACGTGAACATTTCTAATGGAATGACTTTTTTGATCTTGGGTGTGTCTCCTACTTCTTCCTTTATCTCACGTTTCAAACCCTCAAAAGCACTTTCTGTGAATTTACTCTTACCGCCCACTAGTCCCCAGAGTCCCTGTGTCTTCTTATCTGTCCTCTGTAGGAATAAAAATCTCTTGGTACTGGTGGAATAGAACAGTGCGCCAGAACAAACTATATTTTCTTTCATATCTTATTATAACAATTTACTGGAAAATTATCAAGGGGTAGTTGCATCTTGACCAGAAGCATCGTCGTTTGCAGTGTAGCCACCATCTAACACAATGGTCCAGTTGCCCTGTGTGTAAACACCCTCATAAGATTTCACCCACTCGGTGCCATTAAACCTGTACTGTATTCCTGTGTTAAGATTGGTAACATAATGTTGCGTGGAGTCTGGATCCGATGCGTCAAAAGCCACGTTCCATTTTGAAGTAGTGCTGTTGTATTCTATTATGTCGCCAACGCTGGCCACTAAAGTGCCCCAAGTTGAACTTTGGAAACTCGCTGTTGAATCTCCCACATCATTTATTACCAGATACCTGTCACCATTGGCTGGTGTGCCAGGATCGAAGGTTGCTGGATTTATGATTTTCTTGACTGCTGTGAGAGTATTACTTGGAATGGTATCACTATCTATTGTGTACAATAAAATAGTGTCATCCAGGGTTGTGGTTGCGATAGTACCTACTATTTCATTGCCGTTTGGTTGTGTTAATCTTATCTGTGATGTTCCATTTGTGACCTTGCCGTATTGATCAAGTAACACTTTCCAATTCACGGCAGGACCAAATGATTCGAACGGATCTACGTTTGACGGTTCGTTCGCTCCTGTGTAGTATCCATCGCCGCCTGATTTAACGTTCACGCCTGTGGTACCTAACAATCTTAATTGATTTCCTGTTACAAGTAAACCAAAATTATTTGGAGTAATGTAACTTCTTGATGCTAGTTCTCCATCAATTAATCCTTTCGTGATTCCACCATCATCGTCGTATATGCTCATTATAATTTTCTGTACAACACCTAATTTTTTAACCTTGACCGGCGGAGACAACCATATTGGCATTGAGAATTGCATGGTTGCTACATCAATCTCGCTCTCAGCACCGACCGGTATGGTTCTCGAACTAAATGTGATTCCAGTCAATTCGACGTAACTCAATGATGTCCAGTCAATGTAGTTGTCAGATTTCTGTATCTCAAAATCAGGATTGAAAAGATATAATATTTGCTCTAGTATCTGTAATTTCTGATCAGTGTTAGATGAGAAAATGTCTGCTGTGACGTCTAATCTAAAAGGCGACGGCATAACTTTTTCCACTGTGTATCCTGCACCTAATTGATTTGTGTAGTTGCCATCGGAATCAACATCTCTTTCTCTTAGATGTTGTTTCTCTATGTGATACGGATTCTGCATCCTTTCCCTGTCATAGTTAAGTTCTCTCACATAACACGCTATCTTGGGTGCGTAGTTCAATGCGTTCTCACTGTTGTTCCTTATGATGTTGGCAACTTGCCTAGTTGGGTCTCCGTACACAACAGGTACCGCCCTCAGACTGATTGAATCATCTTTTCCTTTTCCTGTTTCAACAGAGAAATTGCTCAAAATTCTAATGAATTGAGTGAGAAATTTTCTAACCTGTCCTTCGTAAAAATGTAACATTAATTGTCAGCCTTTGGTTTCAATGCTTCAGTCAGAGATTGCCTTTGTTTTGTAGTTAATCCATTTATTGTGGCCTCAGTATTATTATTGACAAATCCTGTTTTGTAGTTTGCTCTGGAATCATTGTTTGTCATATTGATTCTCACAGAATCCTCAATTTTAACCCATCTGTTACCGTCATAACGAAACAATCTATTCGGCAGATAATCTGTTCGAAGGAAATAATCTCCCTTATCTATGCCCGACGTTGGGAAACTAATTCCAAACCCTGCAGGATATCCGTTTGGTGCTACTCCGTCGCCGTCGAGGTAGAAACCATAATGTGAACTTGCAGGTGAGTCGATGACAGCATTAACGGTCTGATCACTGCTGGCTCTGTCGTCCTCTGTGTTAACATTATCGGTTCTAATATTACCTCTCTCGTCAATCGGTGCAACATAATATTGTTTGTAGTTGAAGCCTGCCTTAGGTGCATCCTGCTCTGCCTGTAAAACAACCTGATCATTGATAGTTTTCTCCCTGTTGTATGTGCTCATGTAGTTGGCCACGGAACCTTCTGTGGTAGCATCGCCAATCACATCTCTGAATTCTTGTGAGTCAACTAGTGTTTTCATTTTCAATCTTAACAAATGCGGCCACCATGTTTGTGAGAAACCTTCCGCCGCCCTATTAACGTCTTCAACCACGTAGTATCTTTTCAATGCAATAGGTATACTTTCATCTAATGAATAATCTTCTTTCATGTGTGGGAACTCAATAACGTCACCACTCATTGGCTTCCTGCCAATCCGTTCCACAATGTCGTTCAAATGTACAGTCAAAAACAAAGTGTCGTTCTGTAGGAACATGCCAAACTGAGATAGGTTGAAATCCGCATCTTGAACATTGTAGATGCCACGTACCACGTACACATCACTTGAATATTTCCTGTCCCTGTTCTCTAAAAATAATAGATCTTGTATAGTTCTTTCATTGAGGCTGTCTCCCGAATACTGTGGCTGTGTTGGTGAAGCATCACCGTCCTTGTTCGTGGACCCTTGATCATATGGTCCTAGGTATTTGTGGAAGTGTAGGTCAGTTCCACCCACAGTGAACATCTCTTTGATGTTACGATCGAAGAACTTGTAGTCGTTGCCTTTTTCAGGCTTGAAAATGGATAATCTTGGCATATCACACATATTTATTGCATAGGCAATGACTATAAATATGAGTATGTCAGAACTACAAACAGGACAACAAGAGATATTCGATTACGTCAAAAACAACCTAGGTGAAGGTATGATTGACGTGGAATTGGATCCAAAGCACTACCAAACGGCGCTGGAAAGGGCTGTAAACAAATTCAGACAGCGATCATCGAATGCTGTTGAAGAGTCCTATGCTTTCTTAGAACTCAAGAAAAATCAAAACACTTACATACTCCCAGATGAGATTATTAATGTAAGGAATTTGAATAGAAGAACCGTTGGATCAAGAACAGAAGGTGGCGAGGGTGGTACACTTTTTGAACCGTTCAACTTGGCATACACAAATACGTATTTGCTTAGAGCAGGTGCAACAGGAGGGTTGGCAACTTACTATGCTTTTGCCTCTTATCAAGAATTAGTTGGTAAAATGTTTGGCAGTTTCATCCAATTCCATTTTGACGTCGCAACAAAAAAATTAACAATAACCCAAAGACCGAGGGCGGACGACGAGACAGTGTTGATGCACACCGACAACTATAGACCCGATATCACACTGTTCAAAGACATATATTCCAAGCCATGGATCAGAGACTACACATTAGCAGTTGCTAAAATTATGCTCGGCGAGGCCAGAGGCAAGTTCAACACCATCGCAGGTCCACAAGGCGGCACCACACTTAACGGTGACGCACTGAAGAACGAAGGCCAGGCCGAGATGGAAAGATTAGAATCTGAAATAGGCAACTATTCAGAAGGCGGCACACCACACAGTTTTGTTATTGGTTAATTGACCATAATTTCCATTTAAATACCCTGCAATGAAGAAATCCAATTACAAAAAGTACTCTGACCTCTCACTCGACGAACTAGAAAAGTTGGTAGAGGAGTTGGAAATAATGAGTATCAAGGCCCTCAAAGAACGCAAGAAAACATTAAGAACTTCTATATTGCGATCTGTAAGAAAAGCCATCAAAGAGATTGAAAAACGTCTGAAAAAATAGTATAATAAACCTTATGCTGATAGGTGTAGTAGGTTTGATAGGTTCTGGTAAAGGCACTGTATCTGACAGATTAGTGGATATGCACGGATATAAAAAAGACAGTTTTGCAAAAAGTTTGAAGGATGCCGTCGCATCCATGTTCAACTGGGACAGGGCCATGCTAGAAGGTGACACTGAGTCAAGTAGGCGCTGGAGAGAACAACCTGACAAGTTCTGGAGCGAGAAGTTTGGGAAGCCTGTTACCCCTAGATGGGTGCTACAGTATTTCGGTACTGAGGTCATGCGTGGACAGATGTACGATGCTATCTGGGTGGACAGTTGTATGGGCAGATACAAGGGACAAAAGACTGTGATCGCAGATGTGAGATTCCCCAACGAAGTGAAGCAGATCAGGGCACACGGTGGAAAAATTATACGTGTAAAAAGAGCACAAGATCCAGAATGGTTCGTAAATTACGTGGAAGGCAACATAGAGCCAACTGGCATACATTCTTCAGAGTATGCATGGGCCAAAGAAGAGTTTGATTTTACTATAGAAAATAATGGTACAAAAGAAGAATTATATGCCAAGATAGACGCTCTAATCGTCAGCGACAAGATCACCCACACGCCATCCAAGCCTACGGGTGCTACCCAACCTCTGGCAATTGGCGCAAACAGTTTTTAGATTAGTAGCCACAGTATTCCTCAGATCGCCATCAACGAACAACACATCCATTTGTGCTTTGTCCTGTGCTTTGAACCCGCACAATTCACATTTCTTACGCTTTTTATATCCCGATCTATCAAGTGCAGTAATCCCTCCAACCTTCTTGCCGGCTTTCTTTCTGATGCAGGTGTCACACTGGCTACGCCAGTACACCGTGTCATTCCGTTTGTAGGCATAGGCCCTGGGTTTGGCGTTACAGGTCTTGCACAATGGTCTGTTTGCGTACCGCATAACCTTATTTACGTTCCCTATATAGGCACCAGGAAAATGGTAAATTATGTCAACAAAACCGTACGATATAATAAATAACTCTAGTATATACGTAACTTGCAAGGAGAATACGAAAAATGGCATTAACATCACCAGGAGTAGAGGTTTCAGTA